AAGCTCTCCACCCTTATCATATTTATCAGCTAAATAATCTGTATTATATTTAGTAAAATAACTTCCTACAACAGGAGGAATTTCAGCAATAAATGACCTGAATCCATGTTTTTGAAAATCAGAAGTTTTTGGTATAGCTTGCCAAAATACAGGTTGAGTAGGAACTTCTTTTCCAGTATGTTCTACAGCATTTGGGTCAGAATAAAATCCCATTGTTGTTTGTTGAAGACCAGATAATTTATATCCAGATTCTGCTTCACTTAATTTATGCCAATCTAATTTTGTGGTAACTTCACTTTGACTTAATCCAGCTGCCATAGCTCCTGCCTTCATGGTAACATAAATCTTAAGTTTTTCATCTTCTGTTTTCTTACGACCATTTAATAATCCTTCTTCTTCTGTTGTTAACTCTACACCATTCCTTTTCTTCTCTTGAATAGCTTCATATCTATCTCTTGTTATTCTATGAGTTTCAATGGTTTCTCTATTATTACTTCTTCTGCTAACATCAATAAACATTTGTTCATCCATCCCTAAATGCCAATATTCCATTCGAGCTTCTTCAATTGCATTTTTAGATAATTTATCATATAATGTTTTTGTATAAGCATCAAGATTACTAGCATTGCTTGATGTTTTTTTTGTCCCTGAATATATTAATGAATATTGCCCTGAATTATTATTTAAATAGGAATTTCCAAATACTAATGGATTTTCCTGACTATTGTTTTTCCCAGCAGATGCATGAGCATGGTTTGTCAATTCTGTAGTTAATACAGATATATTATGATTTACATTTCTACTATAATATCCTTTTTCAGCAATTCCATTACCATCAACAGATAGATTCTCTTTTTGATAATTCATGAATTGTTCATTATTTGTATAATTACCACTAGACGCTCTTTTTAATTTAGCCCCTTCATCTTCGGAAACAAACATAATTCTACCGTCATTTTGCATGAAAGCTCTTCTTCCTTGATCATCATAAACAAAATCTTGATTAGCACCTTCACTTTGAACCCTTTTTATATGTTCTTCACCTATCGATTTTTCTTGCTCAATATCATTTTTTAAACCAGATTTAACTGCATCCATTTTATGCATTGCCATAATAAGCTGTTGAGTTTTTACGTCTGCTAAAAACGCCCCTCTATCCCCTTGATAAGAATTTAAACTATTTAATAATTCCTGCCGTATTTGCATTTTAGCTAAACTTATTTTAGATTCTGCTTCCTTATACGCAACAGTATGTCCATAAAATGCATTTGGGTCATCTTTATCATCTGATTTAGAATTACTACCTTTTTGTGTTGATGTACTATTACTTGAAGAATAATCAACTGCTGATATTATTGGTTTACCGGGGTCAACTGGACCACTAAAATATAAATTACTCATTATTATTAGCCTAAATTATTTACGTATAAATTATCTTGCTCTTTTTTCCACATTTCATAAGCAGTTCTCTTATCGTTATCTGCTACTTTAATTGCAGCCATATTTTTAACACCTTGATAAATAGCATTTCTATCTGCATTAATAACTTTAAATTTCTCACTAAGCCATTTATCATAACTTTCTTTATTATACATTTCTGTTCGATTATGCATTTCATCATAAGCTGCTGCATTTCTGGAGTTCATCTCTTGTGTCTTATTAATTGCATCTAAATTAATAGCTCCTTGTTGATATGCAGCTTTGTTTATATTCTCATTTTGAAAAGCCATAACACCATTTATAGATTCAGGACTGCCCATCTCTCTCATTTGATTTAATGACCTTACAGCCATTGAATTTATTTGTTGAACTGCTGGATCATAAATATTAGGACTCCTATAATTAATAGTAGTATAAGCTGGAGAATTTATCGGTGCCGTAGGTCGAATATTCTTGTCCTTATTTAAAGCATTAATATTCATTCCTATTCCTAAAACCTCTGCCGCTAAAGCAATATTTTTTGAATCATTTAATTTTGCTTTTGCTTCATTTATTAATTGTTCTCTTTCTAATTTTAGTCTATAATTTTCTATTAGTCTTTGGCTTTCTTCTTTATTCTTATTAAATTTTTCTTCTTCTTGTTGAGCTAAACCACCTAATAAGTTTTCTTCATTCATATCAAGTTCAACATTATTATCCCTTACCCCTAAAATTTGTTCAGCAGATTCCGGTACTTTAATGTCTGAATTTATATCAATATTTTGTGCACTTTTTGTAGTAGATTTTTTTGAAGTAGTAGATTTTTTTGAAGTAGTAGATTGTATACTATTTGGTACAATCCTAACATTAAATTTATCTAATTCACGAAATAATGGATTATTATTACCAAGACTATTATTAGAAGCAGAAGTAAATTCTATAAATGTTGAAATTGGTTTTAATTTATTACCTTTAGGGGGTATAGGCTCATTTGTGTTTTTATATAGTGACATAATTATGAATTTAAATAGTGAGTATTATATTGAAATAAATTCTTTTTCTGTATATTGGTATTATAACCATCTAATTGATTATTATTCATAATCTCTTTATCAAATTTCTTAGTTTCAAATAATGGGGTAATATTATTTTTACTATCATAATAATTCTTTAAATTATTATGTATATCTAATCTAGTATTCATTTTAGGATTTAATGCAGTTGGAGTTGAATTAAACTTAAAAATAGAATTTTGTCTTTGTTGAGCTAAATCATTTAATAATGTTTCTTCATTCATATCAAGTTCAGCATCAATATCCCTTACCCCTAAAATTTGTTCAGCAGATTCCGGTACTTTAATATCTGAATTTATATCAATATTTTGTTTACCCTTTAAAAACCCAAATTTACCCGCATTAGCTGAACTAATTGCACTACTGGCTAATAGTGTAGCATCAGTAGCAGTAACTCCACCAGGCGCTCCTGTGACGTTTAGATTACGGTCTGTAATCGTTTTATTCACATCAATACCTTCACCACCCATTTTCCCAGCTAATTTATTATATGCACCTACTTCAAATGATTTACTAAATGGAGAATCTAATATATCTTGAACTTCCTCTTTCCTATCTCTATTTATCATTACCTGTGCTCCTATAGGGTTTAGGAGACCATTTAATCCTTTACCAATATCACCATCTTTAAAATAATTCATTGATGCATCAATATTGGCAAATGGATCTAATCCTCCTGCTAATCCAGCTGTAAAATCATTTTTATAATTACCAAATTCATCTTTAGGTAATGATTTTGAGACCATTCTACCAGCCTGCATAGCCATTCCAACGAGAGGATTTATTGTACTAACAATCCCTACAGCTGTATTTCCTGCCATATTACCAACTTCGGTTCCTGGCATTTTTGTGTCAATTGCTTCTTGTCTTTTGTATAACATTATATTGAAGATATTATAAAATTTGTAATTATTTCATTGATATAAAAGTAATCAGATTTATCAAAGGTTAGAATTAATTTTAAATAATTTCCTTTAATAAATTCACTTGAACTAAATGAATCTATATCCTTGTCATTAATAGGTATTGAACCAAACCAACGACCCTCTTTATACTCAGGTGCTATATACTCTCTTGTCCATTCATTCGAAATAAATGGGTTTACATCACAAGACATATAATCTGTTTCAAATTCTACTTTAGCAAATTCAACATTATTTGTTGTTAAAATATAAGATGAAAACTCTTTTAATACACCTATACCCTTTTCCCCACCATTTATTATGATACTTAATTGAGCATAACTCTGTTCCCCACAAAAATTCAAATATAATGGGCTATTTGTAATAGTATCATGAATATATGCTTTATTATAAAATGTTTTACTTATTGGATATGATGTAAAAAAATCTTTATTAATAGAAAAATATTTAGATGGATAGAAAATCGCTTCACCTATAAATTGATTTATTAATTCACTATATACTAAAGTCTTATTTATAAAAATAGATCTGGAAATATTTACTTCATTTATAGCATTATTCTCTCTTATTAACTTTAATTCATCTATTGATACTATTGTATTTATAGGATATGAAGTAATTGCTATATATGATATACTATTTAATAAATCGTAATAAATATAGCCTTCTTCAATTTTCATATTTGGTCTAAACTCTCTAAATATATTTTTTGTTATTAGAACAGTATTGTCAATAAATGTTTTACTTGTATAAACTCCATTTAATAATCCAAGATTGTTTGAACAATAATACCAACTATTATTTTCAGGAATATAAATAGTTTCATATTTTAAATATGGATTTACAGGCATTTCATCCTTAGCTCTATATTCTTTAGTCCCAGCTTCAATAGATAAAATATTTTTCTTTAATAGAAATGTAAAATAAACTTCTTTATACCTTGCATTATATCCAGATACTATTCCTATACCATTTGTTTGATTTTCATTCAAAAACATAGTTTTATCAGTAATTACACTATATTGATTTGAAAGTTGTTCTAACCACCCAGAAATCATTTTAGATGAAACTAAATCATTTCCTGATAATCTAGTATTTCCACTTACACTTTCAGCTCCTGTTATACTCCATATAATTCTTTTTTTAAAATCAACACCATAAACAGAAACTCCTGTAGTGATAACACTTTCTCTATGTTGAGTTCCAAAATCAGCTACGCTATAAGTTTCTTTATTTAAATATATCCCACTATCTTTAAGTACTATATCTCCAGATACAGACTCTGACGATAATGTCCTTTGTCCTAATTTATGTTGATTTATTTTATTCTCTTGTATTGAAATTAATGACCCACTAATATCAATTAATTTATAAATAGGCCCATTTACCATTGGATAATCTCTATATGCAATAGGACTTATTAATCTAAATGCATCAGTTAATTCTCCATTAACACTTGTTGGACTAAAATAAATTCGAGTAGGATATGATATTCCTTTATTTATTCTATTCTTATCATATCCATATATTTCTCTACCTTTATTCAACATTGAATATCCATGATTAACTTGTCTTGCTTCAACTAAACTAGACTTATCTAATCCATTTGTAAGCCAAAATAATATATCGATATTCCTTTCTCTAAATGCAGGGTAATAAGAATAAAAAAATGTTGTATTTAAGTTCGAGGGGTCTTTCGCTTCAACCTCATTTCTCATTGATAAATTTAATGAGTTTTCAGTTAATAATCTAAAAATAATACCATGACCATAAAGACTATGAACATCAAAATTAGGACTCCCTACTGGATGAAATAAATCTCCTGCCCCAGAATAAACTAAATCATCATAGCCATCAGTACCATAAGGATGTGTAAACCGAAATGTAGTTTGAGATGTAAAACAATCACCTTTATATATTAAAATATTATTTGTTGATTCAGTAAGATTAAATATGTCTGAAATTCTAAAATATTTTTCTGATATTATATTATATCCATTACGAATCGTTTGATAAAAATCACTATTGTTTTCATTCTTATAAATATTTACCATCTTATTATATAAGTCAGATGGAATTGTCTCTTCAGTATCAATACCTAAATAATCACAAATATCCTGAGATTGATTCCAATTAATTTCAGTCACATTACTATAAAACAATTGGTCATTATTTCCTTTATTATCTAATACTAATGCTGAAAAACTACTATCATTATGATCACCAGCAGCGACATGTAATATCTTACCGTGATATCCTCTATTAGTAATGTATTCTATATGTGAAAATGCTCCATTATTCGAAAAATCTATAAATGAAACAATTCCATAAATATGTCCTTTTGGTATATCATAATCTAATTCATTTAGATTACTAAATCCATAAAGTTCTTTTATATAGACATTACTATTATTAGCAATTTTTTGATTAATAGTAAATAAATTATCTGGAGATACTACTGCAATTTTATGTTCATTAGATATAACTTGTTTTCTTCTTCTATAAATAGCTGATATTTCTCCATTAGTTGTTTTACCTGCATTTATAATTGGAAGAATTTCAGTATTACTCATATAAGAATTTCCTTCAATAAACCATGTTGTATCATAAGAAGGAATATATGTACTTGTTGCAACAGAATCATATGGTGAAATACTCAAAACAACTTCTTTTATTGTAGGAAGTAATATGCCCTGATATAATAAATTTTCTATTCTATCTCCTCTTAAAAATACTATACCAATAACATTAGAAAAAAATTCTTTATTTTGATTATAGTAATTTATAGCATCTGTATTGTCAAACTTAACACCAATAAATACATTAGGGTCTCCTATTGATGAAATTACATCTACATTAGCCTTACTAAATTCAGGAAACCTATACAAACCAGTTACATCACCAGTTTCTTTTGTATAATTAGATATACTTAAATCATCACCTCCTGATATTGGATATGCATCTGTATATCTACCATTAACCAAAATAAATTTAATTGCAAATGGATATATCTCACCTCTAAAATATGGGGTCTTAGAATATGTTACTATTTCTGAATTTAATGAATTAATTTTTTGAAATTTTTCATTAAAATAATTTGTATTTGAAGTATCCTCTGAAGTATGATATTTAGCTTGTAACTCCATAGTAGCTCCAATAGCATATCTAACAACAATATTTTTTGCAAATTCAGCTAAAATTAATGAATTATAACCTTCATCTGCCCATTGAGCAGCATAATATCTATCTTCAACAATTGTTTGTGTATATGATTTTGAAACAGGTAAAAAACTATTTATAACCTCTTCTTTAATTAACATAGATATACTTTCTAATCCCGTAACAATAATATTAGCATTAGATATAAATGATGATAATGGATATAATCTATTAATTAAAAATGACTCAATAATTGGAGACCCTTCTTGTGTTGATGAATATCGTATTAATGCTATTTCTAAAAAATCATAAGCCTTATCAAGACTATTAATATTCACTTCAAAATTAATACTAGAATTTACATATAATATATTATCATAAATATCAATTTCTTGTAAGCCCCTATTTATTTTATCATTACCAATCGTATGTACTTGTATTGGATATACTTCATGGATAAAATTAGTTCTATTTAAATATTTATCTACATATCTAAAATAAGCATAATAAACGCCTGGTTTTAATCTCCCATTTCCTGAAAGTCCTTTATATACTATTTCTAATGGAGTATTAGATATTGGAATTAAATTTAAAGAGCCATTAAATGATTCTGGAGTTATAGTCATGCCGGTAAGGCTACCTTTTTTTTGATTAAACCCTGAATTAATAACTAAATTAGATGTGTTGAAATCAGATAAATATATATTTACAGAACCATCAGCAACAATCTTTAATATTATATCAACTTCATTATGAATACTAAATTTAAAAAGATTTGTATTTAACTCTTTAACTCCATTATCATCAAAATTAAATAAGGCTTTATATGTTCTTTCATATTCTTGATTTGATGTACTCCATATTTTAGGTGATGGAAATATTCCTATTTCACTACTATCTCCATTAATCTCTGTAGATACAATATAAAGCACTCCATCAATATCTTTAGCTCCAAGTATACAATACCCTTCTTTAACATGAAAAGCTTCTGTATTACTATTTAATGGCACTACACTGAATCCTTTATCATCTGTATTCATAACTCGAATATTCATAGATGGAAAAGTCCATTCTGTATTTTTATATAAAAAATAAGATAAATGCTTTTTAACGCCGTCTGTAAATCGATTTATTTGATTCATTATGAATAGTATTTATGTAGTAATCTTCTTTGAGCAGCAAGAGGTAACATATTAAATCTAATTGCATCAATCTTATTAGAATAATTATGATTTTTATTTTTCCAAGATTGTTTAATAGCAATGATTTTATTCGAATATGTTTGTTGTAAATCTTTATAAATTTGATATGGATATCTACCCATAATTGCATCTGGTTCAACAATCTTAAGAGTACAATACGTTTCAAGGGCAGACATATGATGTGATGGAAGATATGGAAGTCCTTCTTCATTTACAGCAACACCATAATAGCTTATTTTAACAGTAGTATCATTTGTATCTATCTTAATGTATGATGGAGGTAATTTTATATATTTAATTGGAGTATCATTATTATCATATACTTCAACTAATCTTTGAATATTACATGGTAAAATAGCTTTCTTTGATAATGTATCAACATTCAATATAACATCTATATATAATGTCATATCATCAACTTCTGCTATATGATTAACTTCTGATTCAAAACACCATTCATAAATATCATCATCACTTAATACTTTTGAATTAGAAAACATTTGAGCTAATTTATGAAATATTATTTCTGGAGTTATAAAGGATTCTTGCATTTCTTTGAGTTTGTTTTTTTAATTGAAATTTATATATCTTTTCATTTAATCTTCCATAATAATAAATGAGTCTACTTATACGATCTATTATTTTAATCTCTGGTCTAAACCACCCTGTAACAGTAGATATCCCCTCATAATTTCTTATCTTTTTTTTAATGCTAAATTTTATACTGAAATAATCTTTTTGATTACTAAAAACTACTTCATCTCCCTCTTGTAAAGCTTGATAAATTTCTAACATTGCATTGTCAATTATTGAACCAATAAAGTTATTCATAATTGCCGTTTTACCCTTTGTTGTCTTTGTAGCTGGAGGTCTTTTAAAACCTACTAATTTACTCTTCCATTCTTCTACTGTATAATAAATCCTCGCTTTCTTCCTTATTTTTATAGTCTCTAATCTCTGAATTTTATTATTAAATGTGTAAAAATATTCATCATATTTATAATTATAAAGAAGCATCTTTTTTGATAACGGAATTTGTATCATATCAAATATCATATCATCTTCCGTATCATATTCATCGTCCATTATAATTTGTGTGTTCATGTGCTTTTATATCTATTCCTAATACATCTTTAACTTGTTTCTTCATATCTGAAACAAAGTATCTATGCCTACTTATTTTGTCTTCTATTTGACCTATAGTACATGTACTTTGTTCTCCAAAATCTAATTCACCCTCAACTAAATATTCACTTGTTATTGGATATTCTTCTCCATCAACTAATAAAATATAAATATTGTCATTATATGATTTCGAAATAATTTCATAAGCACAATATATAATTGGTACAATCCTCTTTTGATTTATGAATTTGTACGGACACGGTAATATTATAGTTGCCTTTTCCATTATTCTGCTTGTTGTCTTTGTTGTCTTTGTTCTTGATTTTCTTGATTAGATGCTTGGGCTTCTTGTGCTAATAACGACTCATTAATTTTACTTGGAATAAGGTCATCAGTACTATTATTAAGAACATCCTTAGCTCCATAATTTAATCGATACAATACCATATCAATTAATTTCATTTCATTTGGAACAGGATATGTAGTTGTTTCTAAATCATAATCACATGAACTTGTTGGATTTTTTAATAATAACATAGCACATACATATTTCTGTTCAGGAGTCATTATTCTATTTAATAAAATCTCATTTCCTGCAACAGTATATCCAAATGCATTCTTAGTCCATAATCTTGATTTTATAGTCCAAAAAGCATCAAATGAAAAATAATTAAATTTAGCCCCATTTACATTACCAATATGTTTAATAGATAAATTACCAACCTTATGTATTAATTCTGGAAAATCAACTTTATATATAGGTACTGAAATAGTAATCGTTCTACCATTAAACATACATGTATGGCTATAACATTTGATTTCGTGACAACATGAATACTGATAATACTGGTCATCAACTTTACTAGTTCTATTAAATTCCTCCATTATAAGAACCTCTCTTACATCATTAACTTTTGAAATAATTAATTCATCTGAAATAATAAAATCATCTGTTACATTGTAAGAAGATTTTGCTTCCTTAATTTTATAAACTATTTCTTTTATTGTTGACATAAAAATGAAATTTAAAAAAAAAAGGAGGAGAAAATCCTCCTCCTTTAACTGAGTAAATTAACTATTTAAACTAAACTATAACACCAGCCTTATAATTGTTGATTACAGCAGCTAATTTAGCTGATGTACCAGCAACTTTAAAAGTAGCATCCCACCTTGCAGAATCAAAGAATAAACTCTTTAGAATTACTAACTCAAAACGAGTCAAAAATCCTTCTGTTCCTGAAGCAGAACCAGTAAGTGTACTTGATGTACCTTTCTTAGTAAAGTTCAAAATAACATATTCTCCATTAGGAATAGGAAGATTCATATAACCACTTCCTTCCATTCCTGCATAATTACCTACAAAATTAGTATACAATTCAGCAGCTGTAAAATTTGAGAAAACTCCGAACTCAACATTGTTTACTCCAAAAACAACTTTACTCTGAATAGTAGTAGTAATTTTAACAATAGTTGTAGTAGTCAAATAAGCAGAAGCAATTGCTAACACATTTGCGCTTGAAAGACTACCATATACTCCTGTTATACCTTGAACTGTACCAAGGGCTGCTCCAATACCAGATAAAACCTGATTTACATCAGTAGCAATAATAGCTCCTGTAGTAGGATTTTTGGTATAGATATAAAATCTAGCGTCACCAGCTACAGTTAATCCAGTGTAATCAATAGTTACATAAGATTGTTTGAAGATGTTAAAATAAGCTTTATCAGCTTTAATAGAGGCTTTAATATCTGGATTAGTTCCATTAACATAAAGCCCTTCTTTAAGAATAGTAGTTACATTTCCATTTGCAATTGTGAAATTAACAGCTTTTGTAGTAGTAGTAATGAAAATTACAGTAGAACTTACAGATACTGCCATAAATCCATTAACTGCGTTAATAGCAGTTACTAAAGCTGCCGCTGTTGTACCACCAGCAGTAATAGTAGTTCCATTAAGTATGATTGATGGAGTTCCAGCCGCTACACTAATATAAGCAGCTTTTCTTATCTCCATGAAATTTGACCCAATATTACTATTATCCGCAATAACCATTTCCATAATACTATTATAGAAAATAGTTTTAGAAGCTGCATCTAAACTTCCAGCACTAAATACAGGATATTGAACTGTTCCAGAGAAATATCTTCCAATAGACCCCATTGAATTACTATCCTTTGATACAGTATTTTTTTCAATAGGTTTAACAATGAACCCAGCTTCAAAAGGTACGCCTGTAATGCCTGGTTGAGTTGTACCTAATTCAATAAAAGAACCACTTTTATGGCCTCCAAAATAGTTTGATACTTCTAAAGTATCTGTGGCATTATTAAATTGAACACCACAATCAAATAACTCTAATTTCCCTGCTGTAGAAGAAATTATATCATCTGCCGTAACAGAATTATATAACATTCTCTTTTTAGGATATTTAAGATTTTCCATTATTTATAATTTTTAATTCGTTTAAGTAACTTTGATATCTTTGGTCTTGTACTCTTTCAATAAAAGTCCTAATCGCCATATTAACAATTTCTTTTCTTTGTGGATAATACAGTTCGCAATTTATGCTGCCATTTACAGCTCCTGTATAATTTGGAACGCCAACTTGTTCATCAGTTGATAAAGTACTTCTATCATTTAAGAAAATTCTTCGTGGATATTTAAAATATTTCATCTTCATTTTATAACCATCTACCTTTCCATTATAAATTAATTTTATACTATTTCCAATAAATTCATAATAGAATTTGCTTTCTGTAGGTTTTCTAAATGGGTTATTTTTATTTGAAATTTCAGAATCAGCTCTAAGCACATCTGCTATTTTCCACTCGGACTCTCCTTTGAAATTGCATGTATTACCATTAAGGTATAAAACTTTAAATTCAACGTTTTGCAATCTCATATATGGTGGATACTTCAATCCATCTATTGTAACATGTTCTCCATTAGTCATATTGGGATATCGAAAATAATTTTTTACTTTCGGGTCTAATCCTAATGCATCATTTGTTTTAATAGATTTCAATATATACCCATTAGTTTTATCAATTCTTTCACTCCATACAAATTCATCATCAGTAATTACTTTTAATGGAGCTAATTTATCAATCAATTCTTGGTTTAAATCTGCATATAATACATTCTTACTTATCCATTCATCTTGACCCCAATCATTAATCAAACGATTAAATTGTGGTATGTTAATAGAGAAAGAACCACCTTTTCTGATCCCATCTAAAAAACTTCTATATAATGAATAAGTAGTATCCATATTAAATCATATTTGTAGGTTGTTTTTTCCCTAAGCCCTTTTCGTCTTCTTTAATAGGCTTTTTTGGCTCAACTTTTATATTGTCTTTAAACAAATCTTCAATTGCCTTAATTGAATCTTTATATTTATCCAAGATGATTTTAGCATATTCATCAGACGAAGATTTAATTTCTTTAATGATTATAGCTGAATCATCAAATCTTAATTTCATTATTGACTCTTTTAGGGCATCTTCCTTTTCCTGCATAGAACTTTTTGGAACTAATTCTGATTTATATTTATGAACTGTTCCATACAAATCATCTAATTTTTTATCCCACCTTGCTTTTCTTAATGGGTCAGAAAGATAAATAGAAATAAGACTATTTAAGGAATTTGCAACATATGAATTATCTTCATAATAACTTCCACTCTTTAATGTAATAATATCTTTTACAACAAATGATGTTACTTTTAACCAAACCTTTTTATCTTCTTGTGTAAATTCAATAATAATTTCTGGATTAATTTTAGCATATTTAGCTAATTTATTAGTTAATTCAGAACTACTCAAATTATCAACAAAAGACATATCATTTTTATAGACTCTTAAGAACCTGCCGAAATTTTCTTTCTCTGATAAATTCATATTCATAATGATATTACCAGCATTTAAAGTATTTTCAAAATCAACTAATTCAATATCAGCTTCTTTTACTTTATCTTCAATATAGAATTGATGATTTTTTCTATTTATTACATTTTTGTTTTTTGCAACTAAATCATCATGTAAATCAATTAATCCTAAATAAGCTTTATGTTCTGAATTAGTTTCATCAAATTTAAATCCATCTTTAAAATTATATGTTTTTAATGGGTCTATTACAAATTCATATTTTTCAGCTTTTTCTTTTGACAAAGGTACTTTACCAGTAGCTTCATCAAAAGTTAATCCCCCGATTGTTTCACTATAACCAGGAATTTGTGTTTGTCCTGTTGCATATGTAAATTCATTAATCATAATAGAATTAATATACAAACCTTTCTTTTTTGCTATTGCACTTATTGCTCTTAAAACTTTCATACTTTTTTATTTAAAATTTATTTAAAAAATGGGAGAAAGGTTTTATCCTCTCTCCCAATACTTATACTACGATTTCTTCATCATTGTATATTGACGCAAGAAAATAACCTTATTTTGGTTAATGATACCATTTTGGAATAAAACGTGAGTTGAACTTCCATCAATTGATGATGCAATATTTCCACCTTCATCTATACCGGCAACAGTACCTCTACTCATTGGTCTTAATTGAACCAATTGAACACCATTCTTTCCTCCATTAGTTAAACCTAATGGAAGTAAAATAACATCCATATCGTTATTGTATGAACCGTATTCATCTATCATACGAGGTCTATTTCTCATTGAAGGCTCTTTCATAGGAACAATACGAATACCACCAACTTCATAATAAGCATAGGTATCATTAATTCCTTTTTCAGAACCAGTTCCTTCTATGTTATTATTTTGTGTTTTACCCATATTTCCCATTAAGTTTTGGAATGAAGTATAAGCACGAGGTGCCATCATTGCAACAACTTCCAATACACCATCTTGATCAGGACGAACATATTCATCAATTTCTTGAAGTAAATATTCTAAGAACATTTTTGTCCATCCATTGTAAGGTATTCTTAATGGACCACCATTAGAATAGAAAATACCATCACCAGCCATCAACTCACGACCCTTAGCATTTGTCAATTGAACCTTACCTTCAGTAGTAACAGTACTCTTACCAAAGATATAGGAAAAATTTAATTGTTCAGTAGCACGTTGCATCATTAAATCTTCAGCTTCTGTAATGAAAGCTTTTTCATCTTTTTGATTTGCAACAAAACGACCTTTTACTTTACCGCCTTTCATCATAGCCATAGCAGTACCTGACCATGAGTATTTAAAACGCTGTAATGTTAACCATGCATCAGCCCATCCTTTGAAGCTATATTTTTCAACGCCTCTTTCGGAGAAATCTTGTTCATGAATATTATACCGAGTTTTATACTCAGCACCATCTCTTAACAATTGTGGATTTACATAATCAGCCTTATTGTTTCCAACAAGTTTGTATTCATGTTTATAAACTCCACTTGATACTTCTTCAGGGTCAATAAGATTGATAAGATAAGTTTCATTATCACCAAGTTCGATTACTTCTTGAAAACCATCATAATTAGTTTCTGTAAAAGCAATAAAAGAAATACCACCTTTACCGGGTGCATTTGAATCAAGTGCAGTAAAAGTTGTTCCATCAGCAGCAGCTTTAAAACGACGAATTTCCAAATCATCTTCATCAAGACGATATCGAACATGATTACTCCCTACTGTAAGAAAGTTACCGTTATTAGTTGCATGATTAAGATTGTCTGTTTTCATGCGTTTTAAATCCAAAATATAATTCAATGGACTTGAACTACGATAGGCACGCATGATTGTAGGAATGTAGTCTGGATTAAGCATTCCTGCTTCCATAAGCATTATTGATGATACGGATTCTTGATTTACTTCAATTGTTCCGCCTCTTAAAAATTTCATATGTATTATTTTTAAAAATTATTATTCCATAAACTTTGACCAATCTCTTTTTCCAGAAGCCGAAGAACCAGCTCCCAGTCCATTTGATGTTGAGTTTATTTTCTCAAATTCTCTATCTTTAACACTATTCTTAAAATCATTCAAATACTTACCAAGCTTCTTTTGTTTAGCTAAAACAATAAAAGGTAATAACTCCATTAAGGTATCATCATCTTGAAGTATTAAATTGATTTTTTGTGAATTAGTATTATTCTTCTTGTTTATCTCAAAACTCATTAAGTTTACAGCCTCTTTTTTAATATCCTCGAATTCATCGTCATTAAATTTTAAAGGATGCTTACCTAGTTTCACATTTTCTGTGAAATATTTGGAAATAGTATTTTCAATAATTACGTTTTGTTTTTTGTTGTCACTTTCAATTTGAACATATCGTTGGTCTAATGTGTCTTTATATTGGCTTTCAAGATTTTCTTTTTCTTTACTTTTATAACTACTTGCCATAATATCTAATTCTATATCTGTTTTATTAGATAAGAATTGTTCAACTTGATCCTCAGTATATTTATTAGCTTTAAGGATATTGCTAATATAATCTTTTGCTGGCAAATTATCAATTTTATTAGAATCGATAATTTTTTGGATATAATCTTCTTTTGATAAACCTTCGCCTTTAAATTTTTTATAATTAGCAATGAATTCATCATTATCATTATCATCTTGTGTTTTACTAAAAGAAGACACTATTTTCTTTAATGCCTCTTTACGATCTAAAATAGTTCCATCTTCTTTCTTAAAGAAATTTTCACTATAATTTTCTTTACCAAATTCTTTCGCTACTTCAATAATATCTACATCTTCAAAACCTTTTGATTCTTCTGTAGTATCAATACTTGCTTCTGAGAAATTTTTAGCTATTTCTTCTTGACTTAATTCTATATCCATTTTTACATGTTTTTAATTTATAACTTAGATTACAAAAATAATATATTTTTAATATAAATTAATTATCATTTATATCTTTTTCTGAACGCTTTGAATGTACTGCTTGTTTACTTTTGATTTTATTTATCATTTGATTATTTCTCGCATTTACTTGTAATTCTAACATCCTAATCTGTTCATCAATAGTTTGATGTTTATCGTCTAATTGCAGCATAGCTTTCTCAACTGCTGTATCTTCTTTAACCTTAATGAAATTAATATTATTAACATCTTCTGATAATTTGAATTCTTTCATTTTAATTTCTTGATTAAACTCTAATTCTCGTTGTTTTAATTGTAATTCTGCTGTTTTTAATTTATATTCAGTTTGCTTAAATTTATCTTCAACACCAAGTATATACGCTTTCATTTCAGTATCTAATTGTTTAATTTGTTTTTGAGTTTCTAAACTATTTTGATAATTATTACTTGCTTGTTGTTCTTGATATTTAATTAATTCAATTTCATAATGTTTTACTTTTGCTTCCATTTCAGCAACAGTTTCACTATTCCAAATTTTAATAACAGTTGAAAAATGCATTTTTAATTCACTATGCATCTGAAGAGCGATTCTTTTTAAATCTTCAATTTTCTGATAATCTTCTCCTGAATTATATAAATTAACTTTTATATTATTATTACCAATTCTTTTTGATTGAAGTACAAATTGTTTTGTTCCCGAGTGGTCTACTTCTGAAAATAAATAATCTTCATTATTTAATCCGCGAACTTTTAAGTTAAGATATTCTTCTAAAACTTCTTTATCTAATTCGGAGTGTTCCATAAAAAGAGACTCTGTCATCAATGATGTTTGATTTATAGCTATCTGATTAGATTTAACCTGATCTGTTGCCACAACCTCTCCTAATGATTGATACGATATACCTATGATTTGTCCCATTAGGTTAGCAAGTGAATCTAATATATTTTGATAATATTGAACTCCTTGTGATATAGAATTATCAAAAGATTGAAATTGATTAAATGATGTCCTCTTAGGCATTCCATTAGAGTCCATAGTCTGAATATAATAACGACCAAGTTTCATATTCATTTCCCATTCTTCGGAAGACATATAATCAGGTTTTTGAGAAATATCAATAATACTTGATTTAGTTCCGGCTACGGCTATTTGATATTCTCGTGCTATATGAACTATATCAATTAAATCTTGAATATCATTTGTAGCCTCTATCAAAGAATATTTTTGTGATGTTTCATCGTCAAAAGATGGTCCGAAGATAGGAAGATTAAACCGATTGTAATTATCAACATCATATACTATATTCTTCCATTCCTCACAATTAATATAATATTGATCATCAATCAGAATTGCATGAAATAATTTATTCTTATACTTAGTTTCAACTATATCTCCTTTTGATTTTGAATATGTACTTACACTTTCTTTTTTATATTTTTCAGTCTTATTTTTCTTGTTTACATATTCATTGTTCTTATAAATATAATCATCAATATTAATAACCTTTTTATCATTAATAATATGCTTATGAACAATTCCATTCTTATCAGTAACAGTTTTTCTTGAAACAGGAAAACTTCCTCTAAACCACAACCATTTAACCGTAACTTTTCTATCATTAGAATAGTTATTCCCATAATTAGTATCTCCAAAAACAGCCCCCCCATCTGGCAAAGCAAACATTTGATTTGAACCTTTATTAATATTATAACCAGAATTGATAACATTAATTATTTCACTCCCATAATTATCCCTAAGTTCATCTCCAAAGAATTCATCTAATTGAGCTGGGGTCATTAATTCTGTATAGTACGCCCAATCTTTTTTATTAATAGATGTATTTGTAGAATCTTTTGGATAAGTTATCATAGAGTGTTTAATTTCTCTTAGGAAAAATTCTCCATTATTGAATTTAGCAACCATATAAGCTGTTGCTCCAGTAATTATTTTTGACTTAAAACTATTAGTACTAATCTTATTAAATTTAAGAACTCTTTCAACGTATTTAAGAAACTTAGTTAATATTTTCTCTAAAATAGCATTTGGAGTCATGCTTGATTCAATAGTATAATCATCAATTATTTCCTTGCCATTTATCAATTGTGAATTCAATTCATCTTTAACCATTTGTAAAGACATATTAAATTGTTCTACTTGTTCATAAAGAATTGGGTCAACTTGTGTTCCTCCTTCTTGTGCTGCTTTTTCCTGTTCTGCAAGCATTGAATTTAATTCCTTAACCTTTTTATCAATTTGCATTATCTTTAGTTGGTTCTCATGAGATAATGATTTGGAACGCATTAATACATAATTGATAAAAACATGTAATTCTTCATCATAAGTAGTTTTACGAAATTCTTCTGAATCGATATATACATTATACTTAAATGGTCTTCTATTTTTTTTAGATACAAGAAAATCTATATATCTTTTTTGTAAAGGAATTTTCCTTTCAATTACAGGTAAATTGAACTGCCCTATCTTAGTTAAATAATTAAATCTAGAATCAAAATTAGAATAATATCTATTCCAATCTTCAATTGCCATCTCCCGTTCAACACTATTATAGTTTTGATTGTTTTCAATAATATATTTAGCAACTTCTTTTATACTTTCTGTACTATTTGACTTAATCTTTTTATTATACATTATCGTTAGTTTTAAATAGATGACCTGATTAATTTACCATTTTTAATAAAATAGTAACTATGATTTACTGTTCTCTCTTTAGATTCATATGATTTTGGAACTATCATTAGAGTTTCTTTTGCCCCTATATTAGCATGAGCACTAGCAACTGTTATATCACAATTATATGTTCTACTATACTTATACTTTGCTAATGCATCTATTTGTTCTGTAATAAACATTTGACCTATAAATTCAGGTGTTAATGTTTCTGACATTTCAGCCATAACATGAGGTTTCATGCTTCCATCAATACCATATTTATTCTGAGCATTACTCCTATTTACTATATTAGCAAACGCTAATGTTGGTCTTAATGCAATTAAAGATTCAAAACCATTATTTACTAAATAATCTATAATTCTCACTTTTGTATGTTCAATTGTTAATTTTGCGAAGTTATAATAAATTGATAACATTGTAGTA